ATATGAGCAAGGCGATCCTTTCAAAGGTAAGCCAGCAGAAGAAAAAGAGCCTGCTTGTGGTCTACCTCCAACTAAGCGAGATGATTACGGGGCGGACACTGATATCGCGAGTGCTTCATCTAACAAAGATGAGATTGGCGACGACTGGAGCTGACCTATGTACCTTTTATACATACCAAATACAGGGGCTAGTATTGCTAGTTCCTCTGTGTTATCTTCAGTTACCAGTTACGTGAGTCCTATCTCTCAAGGTAAGTAGATTGAAAGAACAAAACAACTTACCTCCTGAGGCAGCGATTCACTTCAATCCTGATTGTCTGTACACCCTCCAGCAAACGCCCTTCTTTCCTTTGCCGGGCGATAGTCTTAAATGCAAAATTGTTGAACTTCCATATAAATATGCAGATAACTGCATTTCAATAGTTACATGGACGGAAGTTCTAGAAGAATTAAAAGAAGATCACACAATTATTTCTTATAAATTTTTACCAGAACAATTGCCAACTTCTATCCTTGTCGAATACCCATCATCCAGTTCTTGCAGCGCTTCAATCGGCTAAAACTAGTAAAGAAGTCAAAGGACTTCTAGATGCTTACGGACACCAAATATGTAATGCTGCATGGAAAGAACTGTCCGAAATTGATAAAGCATCTTTACTTTTAGCAAAAGAATTTAACGGAACTATTATTCATGACATCAAAGAACAATGATGATCCAAAGAATCAGTATTCCTTGCATCTGGAGCAGGTAAAACTGCAACGTGAGACTAACCAATTACTAAAAGAATTAGTAAACACACTGAATGGTTTCACAAATAGTGGAGCTAGCTTGCAAACTGTAGTGCCAGATAATGCATTCCTTGCATACTTAAGTGTCGTTGGCCCAGCACTTGCGAGACATTTGGATAACACGATTGGTGCAGAAGAAATTAAAAAAGGTGGAGTTCATTTAGGGCAAAGCCTAGTAGATGAGTTCTCCGCCTTCAGCTCCTGCCAAAAGCCAGAAGATCAGATTTATAAGTCCCTTGAATTCCTCAACAAAGGAACTGACGACTAACTTATTGGGCTTCCATTTATAGGGTTTGCATGGCCTAAACGTATACCTGCCTTATCAGAATGCCTCCTTTAGATCCTTAGTTATTCGAACCGATAATTAAGCTCAGTCACATTAGCCGTTTCTAATGTTGATCGATTGGAGCCAAAGTATTTGTTGTTCTGATTTGTGTTCTGTTCGCGGATAGCAAGTGGTTTCAGGGTTGAGATCCCCATTAGGGGCTTGCTATAAGGATGCATTAAATGGAGTAAGTCCCAACTATTATTGACTACTAATCGTTACATTCTGTAAGAAAGCGTTACATTATATGTAACAATTGTCTTGCAATATGCCTGCTACACGCTTTGAGATTAATGGCGAACGGCATTATAGAACTGATAAAGCAGATAAAGCATATCCTTCGGTTACAACAATCCTTAGTAAATGCGCCACTGAAAGTAGCAAAAAAGCTTTAAAGAATTGGATACTTAAGAATCCTGGGGGTAGCGCAGCCGCAGCCAAGCGAGGTTCAGCGGTACACCAAGCCTGCGAGGACTATATTCGAGGGAAAGAAATAACAATAGAATCAGAATACCAACCATTTTGGAACGGAATTAGCCAACATTTAGATAAATACGATTCTTTTATTTGGAGTGAAATGCCACTGCGACCAGAGTGGTCTTATTGCACGGGAGAAGATGGAATTTCTAGAGTTTGGTCTCACAAGTATGGGTATTGTGGTTGCCCTGACTTGGTTGGAATTAGGAATGGAACTTATATAATTGCTGACTTCAAAACTAGTAATCAACCCTATTCTCGGTATTATCCCAAAGCAAAAGCAGATCGTTCTAGGTTTACTGGTTGGAATAAATTCAATAAATGTGCAATGCAATTAGCAGCATATGCACAAGCACTAGATGAAACTCTTGGTATCAATATTGACTGCGCTCAGATTATTGTTTCCACTCCAGAAATCGATCAAAGTTTTATTCTTACAAGAGAAGAATTAGATCGACATAGAACTAAGTGGTTGCAAAAAATTAGACGCTATCAAGAGATAAAAGAGGAAGAAGAACAAGCCAAACATATTCTTAAAGAACTAAAACAAGAGTTAGAAGATTCCGGGGATAATCTGCCCAGTAGTGAGGTAAGCACCGAGAAGGCCGATAAAACCAATCATTGCCCAGCGACCGTTAGCTAATTCAGCTTCCTTGATATAACCCTTGTACTCTTCCACTAGTTGTGGCTGAGTTTCTTTGCCAAATATATTTTGCTTGCCGTATTCAGTTGTAATGGAAGAGTCAGTCATTAGAAAACACCAGGAACAAGTTGACCACTAAATACGTAAGAAGCTGTCAATATCCAGAAGATCATCATGGCAGCACGGCCATTAGAGCGTTGCCAGATTTCTATGTTTGTATCCTTCATTTAAAAAACTCCTGGGATAATTTGACCAGTAGTTACATATGCTCCGAATGCTGCAACGATTCCAAGCATTGCGGCCCAACCATTAAACTTTTCTGCTTCAGGTGTCATTAGACCCATCCTTGAATAATTCCTTTTTATTGTAATAGGTATTTATACTGTGTCGTTAGTCTTGCAATGTGAAAGCCGAACTGTTTAATAGAATTAAATTGACATCCACACAGTATTAATGGACAAGCCAAAGCTTCTATATACAACTGACAAAGGCGGAACTGTTCATACCTATCAACTCACAGGCGGCAAAAGCGATTTCAACCGTTACTTAAGTTGCTATCTAGGTAGTTGTAAATTCAATAACGACTTAGATGAGGCAGCTAAACATTTAAGCACCGTTGAACCTGAGTAGTTACGAAGATATTTGGTTGTGTAATTGTCCAGTTAATTTATAGCAAACGGAATTCTCGATTTTGTCTTGCAGTCCGACCAACTCATTAGGCATAGGTGTTTTACTCATTACTCTAAAAGTAGCAACTATGGGGCATCTCCCATAAGCAGCGCCAAACTTTTCAACGATCTTTGCCGTTACAGGCATCTCTCCCGTGAGAATATCTTGTACATCATTAAGGTCATCCTGTTTGATACCCTTCGCGTAATCTTGATCAGTAAATAATTGCCATACCTCTCTTGTGTTTAAGACCTCGTACTTACGTATAGCTTGAAAATGTTCTGCCAATAAAGAACCGAATTTCTTGAGTTCTTTCGCTGTAGGAACAGGTGGTGGAGTAACAACCTTCTCTTCTTCTTCTGATTCTTGCTTCTGGATATTCTTCTGACTAGCAGACAATGCTGCAAGTATCCGAGGTAGATCTTTTGTTTCGCTTGTGCTCCTAATCCAACTCTCTACATCCTTAATAGTAAGAGTGTTTTTGTACTCACCAGTATCGTAATAATCAAAAAGAGCATCAGGTGTTATTCCTAATAATCCAGCTAAGTTTCTTGTAATTCTTGTCCGTACATCAAAAGGATTAACTTCTCCTCTTAAATATTTAGTAACAGTACCAATCGATACTCCCATTCTATCTCCAAGTTTTCTTTGTGAGATATCATGCATAACCATTGCTTGGTTAAGAGACTCAATAAATCTTTGAACCTCTTTTGAGTGGTCTGGATTTATAAAGTTCGCATATTTATTTTTTGCTTTAGATATGCGTTCTTCTTGTTTATCCCCTTGGGGTGATTTTTTTACTTTTTTAGATTGCATGATTAGAGAAAAAGAATGTGGTGGAAATTGTTCTCCTCAGGTCGAAGTTCACTCCGTAGAAGTGACAGTTGGAGTATGCAATGTGCGACCTTCATGTACGAGCGTATAGCACCTGTACACTTTTGTACGATTTGCTACACACTATCTACATAAAGCAGTGTACGTGTTCAATAATACGGAAAAGCTAGTCATAGCGCTAGCCTAAGTGTGCAAAACTAGTAAATATTCTGTCATTAGTAAGAAAAATTTATATTTTAATGGTGTTTTCCACAGAAAAACCTTCAATATTAGCGATTTAACATGCGCGTTTATACTTAATTAGTCATAATCTGTTACTTATAACAGGTCTCAAAAAACCTTAATTTGTTCTTTTCACGTACCGAATACCATAGAAGGTGTTAAAACTTGTTGTACCTTTTTGACAACCAAGGCACACTAAGTATCCGTAGAGCATTGTTATCCGTGAGCGAAATCAGCTTCAGTATTCATCCTTCAATAAAAAATAAGCCGCAACATTGGGAAAGTAAATTTGCTTTTAACTGGCAAAGACAAACAGGAACATTAGAAGACTTACGTAAACAAGTAAGCAACGGATCTGCTTTTGTTGCAGCAGCAATGAAAGGGGATCATCGAACTAGTGCCGCATTTGAAGGAAGTTCTCTAGCTGTTGTTGACGTTGATGACGGTCTAACTGTTGAGGGTTTTTTAGCTAAACCATTAGCAGAGAAAGCAGCTTGGCTCTATACAACAACCAGTCATGATCCTTCTAATAGCAAGGAAAGGTTTCGTGTCATTTTTCAACTTCCAGAATTTATAGAAGATCCCGACTTATATAAGGAGATAGTTACTTTACTTGTTGCTCAAACTGGAGCAGACAAGCAATGCACTGATTGCTGTCGTACTTTCTATGGCAACGATCAAGCAACTGAACCTCTATTCAATCAAGATGCTGTCCTAGATAGCAGCATTATCGATGAAGCAAGGAAAGCATTAGTCATCAGACGTAATACATACGACCGCCGTAAAGAAGATATTGATGATCATTCAATTCAACTTGCTATCTACTGCTTAGAAAATGTCATTGAACCAACTAATGACGGTGAACGTGATAAGTTCCTGCGAATCACAACTGCTGCTCGAGCTGGTGGTGATGAAGTATTTCCATATTGGTCTGACTGGGCAAGTCGAGGACACCATGGAAGAAAAAGAGGACAGACTAGTGAAAAGTTTTTCCGTGGATTCAGAGGTGATCATTTAGGAGCAATCTTTACTGCTGCTACCGAAAGTGATTCCGAATGGAGAAAAAACTTACCGCCTGAACTTAAAAGTGATGGCAGTAATTATTTGACCGGTGTCTACGGCAAATCTTTTGCAGGCTATGAACACTCTGCTTTCTTAGGACTAGATGAAGATGACGACTTCACTCCTGCCGATACTGCTACTCAAGGTTTATTTAGCGAACCTGCTTGGAGTCGGACAGCAGTTATCGAGACAGAGGAATCTAGTGAAGGAATGGATTCATTCTTCGAGAGTCAAGAAGAAGATCCAGATTCTTTCGATCCTCCAGATGCAGGTCGAGGTCGTCGAGGAGAAAACCAAGTTGATCGCATAAGAGAAGTAATCACTAGAAACTTCAATGGCTTAAGACTTAATGTCATGAACCAGCAGTTGGAGTTCGGACCAAAAGGAAGTCCACGTCCAATCCATGACCCGACGTTGATGTATCTCAATGTCAGCAGGACAGAAGGAACAGTCTTCCCGAAAACATTAGTCTTTGATATTGCTACTGAGATTGCTTACGAAAATAGATACCACCCAGTTAAGAAGTACCTAACTGCTTGTGCTTCTTCCACTGATCCTTGTCCTTACTTTGACCGCCTAGCAACTGAGATATTGGGAGTCTCTCCCGATCCAGTACAAAATCCACTCATGCCTTGTGGTACTCGATTAGCCGATCTCATTCTTAAACGATTCCTTATTGGTGCTGTTAGTCGAGTGATGTCTGAAGGCTGCCGTCATGACTGGATGCCAATTCTTATTGGTAGTCAGAACTGCGGTAAATCAACTTTCTTCCAATACTTAACTCCACCAAATCCTATGGACGGAACTTATCCATGGGTAACAACAATGCAGCAGTCGATCGAGTATCTAAGTTCTAGACCTCATGCTCTTCATGCTGGCTTTATTGTTGTCATGGATGAATTTGAAAGATATACCAAACGCAAATTCTCTGAGGAATTAAAGAACCTTATCTCTGTCAGTGTCGATAGATCTGCTCGTAAATATGAAAACGAAAAGTCTTATCCCAGAGCTTTCGTATTAGCTGGTGCTACTAATAGTCCTGACTTCCTCTCTGATCCAACAGGTAATAGAAGATTCCTTCCTATTCAGGTGCTTGGTAAGGTTGCTTCTAAAGAAGACCCCAATATTAAGATCATTGATTTAGATCGTCTCAAAAAAGATCGTGATGCTATTTGGCATGCTGCTTACAAGCATTACCTAGATAAACCAGAGAATGTATTTACCAGTCACGAGTTAAGTCACATCTCTGAGTACACCGATTCATTTACTAAGGACAGTCCTGTTGAACTTGCTGTATCAAATGTACTAGCTAGGGAAACCAGTGGTTGGCATCAGGGCGCACCTTACGTAACTCTTGCTGACATGTTTAAACATTTAGACGTTCCTGTTACTCAGCATGGTCAGATGACTCAACAAATTACCGATTGCATGAAAAGAATGAACTGCAAACCTAAAAGAATTAAGGAGAATGGCTCTCCAAAACGAGTTTGGATGAAGTCTTAGTCGTCCAATATCACTGAGTCCTAATATTGTTTGCTTTAAGACTGCTGTAATAGTGGTCTTTTTTATTGTCTCGGTACCAGGCTTTTATCTTCAGGTACCACTATCGCCTCCTGAAAAGAGTTAATACAACATGAGTCTCGTTTAAGGTGCCAGAGTTCCAGACTTCTCTTAACCTTTATTAGGGAAATAAACAATCTGCTTTCTCTTTTTACCCTTTACAGATCCTCTATGATTAAAGAACAAATCGAACAGAAGGAATAAGAAAAGGAGAGGGAATTACTCAGAAAGGTTAAGAAAAGCACGGTACCCCGGTTACCCTGGTACCTTTTTAGACAAAATGTAAGATATAGCACGCACTAAAAATGAATGGTTTGGCTTCTCATCCTATGCATCTTTACGATCGACCTCTTGTTGAGGAGATAGTTTCTAAAAGCCTCAAGGATTTAACCAAGCAGAATATCGTTGACCTAGCCAGATTGCTCAATCGCTATAACCCAACGAACGATAATCTCAAAGATATCATCATTGCTTATTTGCACGAGAACCATAAAACACCAGAGCAGCTCCACATTAAATCAAGGGAAATCTGGCAAAGCGGCTGGCGACCTACCTCGCTTGATTCTGACGAGGTTGGATCTGGTGCTGATGTAGAAGCCGGAGCTGGCTAATGTTTGTCTATTTCTAGAGGAGGTCCAAGAGATTTATATTCCAATTGCTTCTTTAGAAAACGTACTTCTTTTTCAAGTACATCATTCTCTTTCTCCAGCACATCAATGTGCTCTTGATAGATAATAATCATGGACCTAGTCTACTAATTAGAAAAGGCCAAAATCTTTTCTTAAGCTATTTGGATTTCAGACTATAGATTTCGACGTAGGATTTGCAGCCTTCGCAAATCAATGTTGTATGTAAATTGAATTCTCCATCGGGAAAATCTTCGGCACAATTACTTTCTGCTTTCCAGATTAATTGCCCCTTGCAGTGATAACAGTTCATCTTCTTTTAGTTTCTAGTTTTCTCAGCCTGACCTCGTGATCTCTTAATTCTTCTTTTACAATAACGATATCTTTTGCTACTTCACTTCTTAGTAATTGAACCTCTCGAAGTATTGCCTCCATTCCTCTCTTCATACTTCCTTGCGTGAAAGCAATCCGCCAGAGAGCTCCAGCAGTGGCGACACCAACAACAGCAATTACTTCAATCATTAATTAACCTCCCATATATATTCTATGTCAAACCTGAAGCCACCTAAAGCACCAGCTCATTGGGATCAACGATTCCTTGTTCTTGCTTCCAATATTGCTGGTTGGAGTAAAGATCCAAGCACAAAAGTAGGAGCAGTTGCTGTTAGAGATCGCAGAATATTAGCCCAAGGTTTTAATGGATTACCAGTTGGAATTACCGATAGCAATGCTCGCTTACAGGACAGAGATACTAGGTTGCTAATGACAGTTCATGCAGAGATGAATTGTGTTGCTTTCGCTGCTAAATCTGGAGTATGCCTAGCAGGAGCAACAATGTATATTTGGCCTCTAATGACTTGCAGCAACTGCGCTGCTGTTTTAATCCAAGCCGATATCAGCAAGATCGTTGTTCCTGATTTTGTAGAACCTCTTCGCTGGCAGGAATCATTCGATGCAGCTCGTGAAATGTTCATAGAAGCTGGTATTGCGGTACATCGAATTCCTATTCGTGGCCCCTTAGAACCAGAGGAAGATAACGACTGATGCTTGCGAAATCTATTAGATTGCTTACTATATCTCGCAAGACGCAAGATCAGCAATGCAATGACAGACTTTAAGCTGGGGCATCGGGTTAAACATAAAGCAGATGGCCGCAGAGGAATGGTATTTGGACACCATGAAAGCACGGGTGTAAAAGATCTTTTATTTCCAGTTGCTTTAGAAGGTTCAACACGAAAAGAACTTTGGCCGATTGATCAAATCATTTTGATGCCAAAAGATCAGCAGCTAATTGCATTAGGTGGAAAATTTGATCCACCAAAAGGGTTTCCTCTCAACATTAAATAACTATGGCTCAATGGGCTCTGCCTCCTAATCTTCATTCGCATATTGAGGGTGGCCCATTATGTTTTCATTCCGATCACAACATCGGATCGAAAGATGGCAGAATTCCTCGCTATGCAGACAGTCATGCTTGCGTTAAATGTATTAGTGCATTAACTGAAGGACGACTAGCTCTAGATGTTCATCGCATTGAAAAACTATATAGAAGACGCTTCTTAGAATTCTGGTCTTTTGTTGAGATGGCTGGTCCTGACGAATGCTGGCCCTGGAGAGGTAAATATCATTCGCGTTGCAGGTCAAGTTACTTCTCAATCCCTAGACATTGGGGCTCTGGTCGTCAATATTCAGCAGCTCGTGTTGCCGCTTGGTTTACTTGGGGTGACCTCGGAAGACTTCCAATTAAAAATGTATGTGGAGATAACAACTGCTGTAATCCATTGCATATCCGCATTAAAGGAGTACCTCATTATTTCCATAGGAGAACGATTGATTCAATTGATATTGACTTCAGTACACGTAAGTTAGAAAGCGAAACTCTATGTTTCCTCGAAACAACAGCCGATAAAGATCCAAGAACATTTGAACGATTAGAGAAGACAAATAAGATCTGGATCGATTGGCGGATGGGCAGCAACGAACCTGTTAACTCAATGATGGTTCCTAAATTTATGACTGAAAATAATTCCTAAAATAAAACTATTACTGTTCAGTTCAAGTTAGATGACGTTCACGAAAGACAATGAAGCATATTTAAGAAGTAAAGGATATTCTGGCACAAGATTCGACTCCCCTAGAGATGGTGATTTAGTCGAAAAAAATAAACATTTATACGACTCAATCATCAAAGCCGCTGGCGATGACGGTCAGTTAACACAAGCAGAGTACGAGACTATTTACAACGACCGTGGTCCTTGGGGTAAATATGCATACAATCAAGATTCAGTAACAGATGCTTTGGCTAGGGCAGCAGCAGATAAAGGCTTTAAAATTGACCAAAATACTTTAGATAGACATGACCTCGCTTATGACGGCGATGACATCATGGCAAAAATCGAAGCAGGTGATTTCGCACCTAGCATGCAGGACAAAGACAAATATTCCTACGAAAGAACAATTGAAGATGGTGATGATCCTTACAATGTTTTTAGATATAAAGCACAAGAACAAGAAGAAGAAAAAGAAGATGAAAAACCTGTTGAACCAGAAGTTCCAGAACCAGCTTGCCCTTCTGGACAAGTAAGAGGCACATCAGGAGCATGCATCGAAGACAAGGAATATGCAGATAATCCTTGGGAAGAACCAAGAAAGATTCCAAAAGCAATAGATGATTTAAGGAAAGAATTGGATTCGTATTCAGGTACTGGAAGTATTGACTACCTCACTCCACACATGAGCGATCAATACAAGCCTAAAGTTGGTAGCGGTAAGTTCTCAGGCTTCTTAAGAGCTAATCAATATCAGCAAGATCGATCTAACTAGAATAAGAAAAAGTATTTAATTTCTGTAGATAAATAATGTCAGCAATCAAGATAGACCCCGAAACCGAGAAGAAGTGGGCTAAAGAAAGAACCAAAACGTGGCTTCAAGAAACTTATAAAAACGAGCTTGGTCGCGATCTAGGTGATGAAGGAGAAAAATATTGGACAGCAGATATCCATGATCGAGGTCAAACAGAAGATCAAGTACTAGCAAATATCAGACGCAGTGATGAATACAAGGCATATCAAAGAGGCAAAGGAGAAGGAGATGCAACTCTTCCTGTAATTCCAGGTCCAATTATTGATGATCCAACAAAGCCAGTTCCAAAGCCAAAACCTCAAAAACCAAAATACGATTACACCCCTGACCCAGACAGGAAATACAACAAGTATTGGGATTCAATAGATGCAGCAGCAGACACTGGGAATCAGATGACTGATGATTATTATCGTCGCTTCCTGCCCCAGATGCGTAATGAAGTGCTTCTTGGAATTAATGAAATAGGCGCGGCTGATCGTTATCACGGAGATAGGTACGAGGGAAAACCTCCTACTTATTCAGATCCAAAGGAATTATTCGACTACTACAAAAGCAAAACAGGTGACTCCGACGACTCCAGCAACGATACAGTTAAAGAATTAGAAAAAAGAATTAAAGAGTTAGAGGATAAGTACACCATCAAGTAATAATCCTTGTTAAGGTTTATTAAGTATCTTGCGGAATGTATGACTAAGCAGACAGTTTCGAATAAAGAATTTGTCACCGAATCATATCGTAGTTTGCTGAATCGAGAGCCAGATTCTGAAGGATTGCAGTACTGGATTGATGATATAGAAAAGCGTGGGCAATCCCGAGACGATGTTGTTGCCAATATCAAGCTCAGCGATGAATATCAAGCGATGGATTCTTAAGGATCAATTTATCTAATTTGCAAGATACAGCTTGCACTAGCTAACTAAGTGGTCTAACTTCCGCATAGAAGTTTAGGCTGTTCGTCGTGTCCTTCGATCAATTTGCTGTCCAAAGAATTGGTGGAGAAGAACAACCACAGAAGCTTTTATATTCAGTTTTTAAAACCTTAACCGATCGCACCCATAAACCAGTTGCAAATCTTCTTAAGGAAGATGACGAGACCTCCTTAGCAGAAGATGAAAGTGGTGATCTTTTTATAAAGCAATGGGCACCAGCAATTAAAGAACAGACGAAAATAACCCAAGAAGCTTTTATCCCTTTCGATCATCCTCACTTAACTCTCCATATAAGAGGAGATAGAACCACATTGTCTGATTTGAAAGAGATGTCTCAATCTCTATGTTTTAATTCCCAGTCGATATATGAGACTGCTGATAGCTATCGTAGACCTGTTAAAGACTTCAACCATTGCCTCGAAGAATTTGTTTATTCAAGAGTGGTTGGTTTTTACTCGCCTGAAGATGAGGCTGATTTTAAATGGACTGAACAAGATAGAAATGAACAATTAGCAGCCTCCTATTCACAATTAATTGACTTCAATGCCGCACGGGAGAAAGGGATTGCTAAAGAAGTCGCTCAGGAATCTTTGCCACAAAATTTGTTAATTAACGCTACAGTAACTGCAAGTCTCGGCGATTGGCTACGTCTACTTGAGCGAGCAAGCTTGATGCGTAGCAGCTTCGAAATGAAGACGATCGTTGACAAAATTGCAGAAGAAATTCGCAAGTGGGTTCCCGAGATTTACAAGTGGTGGTATTCAGGATTTGAAAAGAAAAGAGCAAGGAAGAAGCAATCTAAATCAATCGCAGCATGAGGCTTTCTCTATGGAAAGCACCAACGATCTATTTGAATTACATTCATCCATCAGTTTATTAATTGATTCTTTTCTAGAAGATCCAAAATACAGGCAATACGTTCCCCTTCTAACCCAAGCGGAATACATAGCAGATCATTTGTTAGTTCAAACGCAGAACATGAATTTGCATGGCAAGACCGAAGCCTACAGAACTTTTAGTCAAGTTCTTTCCAGAACTCATTGACAAGTCTGTACCGACCAAGAATAAAGAAGCATCTAAAGAATTAAACGTCAGAGTCTGTGAAGCAATTATTTCTGATCTGATCGGGAAGTTTGATTCCTTATTTAGTTACATGGGCGAAGGGGCTTTGATCGTCAAGCTCGCTACTCGTCACGGCAAAGAAACCATTCAAACGCAAAACTATATCAACCGATTCTCACTTGAGAGAGATCTAGCAGAAGCAAAGAAAGCAGGCGATGCAACGGTTGAGGAGTTCTTAAAAGATGTCTTAGCGAAAGTCAAGAAGTGCAAATTTGACGATGAAATCTGCATCCTCCTACTAGACAACTCTGGAGGATCTGCTGCAATTCTGCCAAGAGATAATCCGGCGAAACGAATACAAACAATGATTGATGAGCTGTAATCATGGCTCAGACAGAAAGACTTTATAAATGTGACTTAGCCCCACCAGCCCCAGTCATTCAGGGAGCTCGTAGTGTTCTCGGCACGATTGATCTTGACCCCTACTCAACGAAAGACATTAATCGTTCAGTCATGGCTGCTCGATTCTTCGACCGAGATAAAGAAACCTTAGAAAGCATTATCCATAAAACATGGGATACGCCCAATGAAGGAAGAGTCTTCGTTGGGGCTCCTACGGGTGCAGCCCTAACAAGAAGACTCATCAATAAGACACTAGCTGAATATAGACAAGGTCGGATCAGTCATGCCGTGATTTGGATGGCTCATAACGAGGCAATCATTCGAGCGCCTTGGCTATGGGACTTTCCAATGTGCATCCCATTTAGAAGGCTTCGACCCCAGTGGTGGGATGACGAACTGGAAACATTCAGAGGGGTTTCTCCTTCTGATTGGTCCGCCATCGCGTACCTACCACCGACTGATCCAAACAAATTTCATACTGCGCTATCGAGATTCCATAACGTCTTTAGCCCAATCGGCAGAGTTGTTTTCAACGAATACAGCGGTGAGGGTGACTGGGATGAGTCCTACAAAATTGCATTCGGGAAAAATTATGATTACCGAGGTTGATACAGACAGAACGGAAGTAGATAGTTTCCTTGCTCCAGACGGAAACACATACTTAACGATTCGATCTGTTGTTTACGATTCGTGGATTATCTGGCAAGACGCGATTCCTTTTGAAAAAGATTTGCGCTTGATGTTAACTCAAGAGATCTACGACAACATCGTTGAGCTTGGTACTCGTGTGCATAAACTACATCAATCGCTTCCTGGCTATAAGGCTCTAACAGAATCTCCATTCGACTTTGTCTTATGGTTCGATCCTCTAGACTCAGATCCAGATTGGAACGAAGGTAAGAAATGTAGATTTATGATTAAGGATTTCACAGCAGATGAACTCGTCTACTTCAACACGCTAAAGAAAGCAAATAAACTAGAAGTCAAGCCGATGACCAGTCGTCTGGTCGAAGCAAAGATCCCTGTCAAGTAACTATGAATTGCTGGCATTGCAATACGGAGCTGGTCTGGGGAAGTGATTCGGATCTTCCAATTCCAAGCGACGAATATGATTTCGTTACTTTTCTGTGGTGTCCAAACTGTGAGTCAGACACTGAGGTTTATCACAAGAAACAGGCTTAATCAGGTTCCTAAATTTCCATACCTTGCTTCGAACAAGGCTTTTCTTGCGCCGTATTTCTCCAAGTCTTCTCTAAATAATTGATTATCTTCTCCTTGCTGAGCAGTTCGTTGATTCATAACTCGGATGCCACTTCCACCATCGAGAGATCTTCTTCCCCCAGTAGAACCTCCATAGTTCTGAGAGTCATGATTAAACTTCCTAGCCTTAGCCAGATGCCTTTTTACTAAAGCACTTTTTCTATTAGTCAATGCCATATTCAGCTCCTAAAAGTAAAAGTTTTTCCGGCCATTGATCTCTGGGGATGTACTTGATCATTAAGTAGAAATGAAAGTTATGGATCAATGTGAACATAACAATCACCAGCGTTGGATTAATCCCTCTTGATTCATTGAGAAGAGCATTGCATAACGCAAATCCCTCTAAGAGTTGACGCTCCATTACAGCAAGAGTCAGAAGCTTTTTCCTGTCTTTGTGATCTATGTCACTCAATACGCTTGATCTGTCTTACACTTAACACTATCCTAGGCAGAATAGAAGAGGAACTAAGTGAAGACTCGTTTTGATCTTGTGCCTTGGGATGCTGTTGCAGACATCGCTGATGTCCTCCAGTATGGCGCTGCAAAGTATGGGGCGCATAATTGGTGCAGAGGTGCCCACTGGAGCAGATACTTCTCGGCTCTATGCAGACATGTATTCGCATGGTGGAGAGGAGAAGACAGGGATAGAGAAACAGGGAAAAGCCACCTTGCCCACGCTGGATGCTGCTTGCTCTTTCTAATGGAATACCAGCGAAATAGTTGGGGCACAGATGATCGTTTTACTGGTCCAGATGATCAGATATTCAACAAAGATGACGGCCTCTCGAAAGATACATTTAGCATGGAATTATACGAACAAATTAGCAAAGCTGATCCCATCGATTTAGGTTTGGAGTAACCATGAAATCAGATCATTCAAGCTGTCAATGTACACATTGCAAGGAGATTGTATGCCAACAAAAACGTATGGAGAACTGGCAATTAACTCGCAGAAAATTTAATTCATTCGTAGAAGAGAAGGCACTATCAGTAAGGCCAGATATTATTGCTCAGCTCTCTTCTTAGAGAGTATTTGTATTTGTTTCCACCAATAATCTTTCTCGCCTTCTTCTATCCAGGGTGAATGGTACATCACGTATGCATTCTTTATCTGTTCGTAAATATTGGATTCTTCTTTCACTTCTTCTGCTTCCTAATCTCCACAGAAATTGGACTATCTAATATATTGACGATTTTCATGTACGCATAGGCAGTAAATACCTGTGGAACGATGAAAGCAATCATTGCGATCACCCAAAACACGTAATAATAATTCTCCTTATTTTGTGTTCTCAATGTTATTTACTGGCGAGGCTTTCTACTTCTAGGCTTCATTTGCTTCTGTAACGCCTCCATCTGGGGAAGACTCATCTGTGTCTGAGCTGGTTGCTGGATTGGAGAGGATGCTTCTTGTATACGTGCCTCTAGCTCTTTCATTTTTGCTACGTTCTGCCTGTTTAATTCTTCGTATGCTGGCGGCATTGGAGGCATCTGAGCAGGAGCTGGTGGCTGCTGAACAGGGATCTGTGCAGTTAACTGAGCAGCCATTGTTGTTAGTTCTGACTGAACTTGCTGAGCTACTAAAGGAGGAACTTTGTTAATGACATCTTGTACTTCAGTTCTAGAAATGTAATCAGGTAAAACCTTCTCAACTTTCTCTATCCTTCTAGCTAGTTCTGGATCTTGCGTTGATCCTTTAAGACCGATCGTGACGAATTGACCTGTTGCTAAGCCAACAACAACCGCTGCCGCACTGGCAATGAGTACTTCCATAAACTATGTCTTGCAGAATGTAATCTAATTGATACGCGCTCAAACTGCCACTATTCGTCGTTTCCTAGGACAATCGCATCCATGTCTAGCTCAAAGTTGGTCGAATCAATAATGTCCTGCAACGACTCTTCCTCTTCTTCACAGAAGGCTAAATCAGTATCATTATCTTCCATTATTCTTGACGGCAAGGAAGCTGTTCCTTCTGTAAATTTAAAAGCAAAACCAGCGTCCTTGCTAGCCATAAGAAAGACTTGCTTCTGTGTGAATCTCCCCTCCCAACAATCTAGTAATGCTGCGATCAAGTCTTCCCTCGAGTAGTCCCTGATCTCGATTGCAATCTTTTGAAGCAGGTATGCTTGCTCCATCGTTAGATCTGGGTTCATAATGAATCGCTCCTGATAAACACCATAGATCAAATAGATCGTTATTCAGAGGTGTAACCCATTCCTTAATTCTGTCTGCTTTTTCCGAGCAATAAAAAGTTTGCTCTTTATACCAGACCAACCAATCACGTTGAGAACCTTTTGCTGAATTACATGGTAGACATGCTGGCACAAGATTAGTGCGTAGACTGCTACCACCAAAAGCTTTCGGTTTTAAATGATCAATCGTTAAGTGAATTTTAGCCCCTTTACTATCTACCCCGTTTCCGCAATAAGCACAACAGCCCCATTCGTCTTTGATTGACTGTCTAAAACGTCTCAAAGCAGCACCTTTGGAGATCTCTACCAACCCGAAACGGTAGCTCTCCCAACGATCTGGTATCAAGGAAAATATTCAGTTGATTCAACAATAACTAGTTTTATACGTCTACTAATCGAGTTTAGATTTTAAAACACCTACAATTAAAAGTATCGCTCTAAATAGCATGAAGGTTTTAAAGATCGTTGCTATCACTAGTATCGCCTTTAATATCTCAATTATTGGTGGAACTATTGGTGCATACTTTTACGTCAAGACACCAGCCGTTCAAGAAAAAATAAAGAAAGCATTAATCAAAAACTTAACGCCAAATATCGAAAGTCAAATTGGCAAAGCAATGCCAGTAATACCTGAGATTCCTGACTTTACTGGAGGGGTATCACCGCTTAAGTTCTAGTCGTGTCTGAGATACGAGAGATAAAGCTTAGAGAAATTGACGTTCCTGAAATACCTAACTGGGCAATAAATGTACCGGAGAGCATTCCTGTCTTTTCGCCAATTACTCAGCAGATTATTACAGGACAAATAGGTTTTCCTGTTATGGACGTTCCAGGCTGCGTAGAAGCCAGAGAGACGGCCAATAACGACAACCTAGTAATAGATGCAGAGAATACAAATCTTTTAGTCTGTGATCCCGGTCAACAGCCATCGTTTAGTGCGATGAACTACAACCCTGACAGCACACCGCCAATCGGTAAGAACGTGATGCTGCCGCCCCCTCTAGATCAACCAAAGTCAGAGAGTAATCCAACTAATAGCAATACTTCTACCGGCGCTCCTGATCCATCTGGAGGACCACAATTACCAGCACCTAGAACCCCCGAGCCATGTCCCCGCCCAGACGATCCTCCAGTAGGAAGTAAGGGGAAGTTTGGTACCGCTCGCGTTGAGTCCTATTACCGAGATGCTTCGGGAGAATGCAAAATAAAATGGACAGCAGAGAAGCCGCAGGACGTTGCTTTTACATATTTACCCCCACCGCCCGTCGCATTAACAACAGCAGCAATTGCAGCCACAGCAGTAACCAGTTCTGTGTTGATTAAGCCCCTATCGGATGCCTTGCTAAAGATCGTGAAACCCCTCACTAAAAAAGTAGTTAAAAAAGTGCTTAGTCGTCTAGGGAAGAAGCCCAAGGTGCTTTCCGTTCGTGAACGCCGATTAGAGCAGAAGGCTCTGAAGAAGTAGATGCGTGTTGTTGTATCTCTGTATCTGGTTTGCTTGATTGGATTTGCTCTTGTCCTGTTATGGCTTCTCCTTTTTTGACATTGATTTTATGTGAATGATCTGGAACCGATGAAGGATAATTAGCAACCTCAATATCCGAGCATACGGCAAAATATTGGGAATCTCTAGAATGAGATATCCCGCTCTGTTTCAGAGTTCCGCAGTGTTTGAGTCTTGAGATTTCGTAGTCCAGTACCTTTAGATTCAGCTCTGCTTTACGAAGCGCAATCTCTGTACTGGCTGCTTCTTTGCACAGTCCTTGTAGCTTTGAATCTAAGGGCTTAGACCATTGAATTGTTAGACCATAGTTAAGTCCGTGATTATCTTTCTGCTGGGTTAATACATTTTTCTCGAATAAAATATTACCCGGATTATCTGGAGCACCGTCACCATCGATATCTCTCATGTCGTAGACAGGCTCTTTATACGATGTGACGTATGGTCTTTTAATGTTATGGCTTAGTCCTACATAGGGTGACAATGTCATCGTTTCTGCTTGGCATACAACCCCGTTTTGACCAAACGTCGAGTTAATGAAATTTCCAGTCAACACTTGATATGCGTTCACAGTCGCTGACCCTGAACTGTTCGCGACAGGATTGGAAGTAGCAGACACGCCGCCTACATCTGCCAACGCATTTACAGGTAATAGGAATATACTGAGAAGCCCTGCGGCTACTGACTGAATACGCTGCTTGAAACTATCGTGGTTTCTATTTCTTGTGACCTCGTGATGGTTGTGCGGTTCCGAAGTCCTGGTCCTTGATATGAACTCGTGTAAGTAAAGGTTCCGCCCGGTGTTGTTAGTGACCAATTTGGTGCCGTATCTAGATCTAAGCCTGTCCATGTGGACGTACCACCTGAAGTCGTCGTATGACTAATTGTAGTTAAACCCGTGGGATTAATGTGACCAGTACTTGGCTTAATACCTGTCCCTGAAACAGAGTGAACAAATCCAGAATTATAATCTTCTGAAACGATCACCTCCGATATCACTTGGCGTTGAGTGGTCGTGCTATCTAATTTTCCAGATGTATAATTTGGGACCACAGGCACACTATGACTAGGATCTGCCCAGCTAAGCAATAGAAATATTAAACCAACTAAACGTCTCACCCTAACGTATTGTCAGCTCTTGAACGTGTTGAGCAATCGCAGTAGTACCCGCTCCACCACCTACGATCGCTGTTGTACCCCCACCTACGCTGGTCAAAGTTCCAGCCAACGTAGATTTAGTTCCACCAGCAAAAGTCGTAGTCTGACCATATGAAGGAATTGACTGCACCTGCCCAGTCGTTGTGCTTACCGTTGACCCTGCATTCAAGGTAGCTATAGGGTCACCCTGCAAATATGAATTACTAAAACTGAAACTTTGTCCGGCGGTGTGTATTCCATAATTTCCCATAATTCCTGTCGGTGCAGCAGTTGCGGAACCAACAGTTAGTCCTGAGAAGGTATCGTTATTTCCTGAACCCACTGTAATATTACTTCCACTTACGGATATCGTTGACGGCACCCGTGTCGCAACTGAACTAGCCCCATCCACAGTTAATTGAATACTCGATTGAATCCGATGATGAACTTCGGAATTAGCCGGTCCACATATCGACAACAACCCAACTAAAACAGCGAACCGTTTCATTACTTAAATACAACTCTCCCCTACACTTTAGAGAAAAATATTTATCGAAAAATTTTTAGAGGTACGCTTTACTGATGTTAGTAGCAAATCCTACAACTGTGGTTCCAGCAGCAATAACAGCAGCAGCTCCAATTACCCACTTCTCTACGACCTTTAATCTCTCTCGAAGGTCTGCTTGCTTCTCCTCTAGACGCTCTATTTTTAGCTGCATCACTGTGATTTTGACCTCTTGTGAAGCATCAAGATTTAAACCAGAATCAGACATTATTTTCTTTAGTTGGCTTCTCTGATTTTACGAGTTCACCGCCAACGATGTGGATAGGTGTCTGCACACGAATAACTTGTTCGTTACTGTTTTGCATGGCGAGGATTTTTAACAGTTTCTCTTCTGTTAAGCCTCCTCCACCGCCGTTATTCTTCTTCTGATTAGCAGCCTGAATGCCGAATCCAGCTAAAATCGAGCCCAGGAGCGAGGCCGGAAAAGTTGGATCAATATTTCCTTGCTCTGGGATTGGGATAATTGTCTGACCAAACGTCAACTTTTCAGGTAGACGAACGTAGGATAATGTCAACATGGTCATCGACCACCCAAGCACTAAGCATTTTATTGAGGCTGCCAAAAGATCATGCCATAGTGGCTCGTCTGCTTCTTCCTGTTTTCTCTTCTTAGCTTTAGCAGCTTCTGCCTTTTTCTTTTCTTTCTCAGATAGTTCCTTCTTTTCTTCGACTTCGGCCATTTTCAGTTTGCAAGATACTTATATATTAAGAAAGTTGCATTATGCAAGATAAAGCATACACTAGATAGACCAAGAGGTCGATTCAATGGCAGAAGCTTGGATAAGTAAAACGCAAGTATGCAAACATTTCGGAATTTCCGCGAAAACTCTAGAAAGGCGGTTTTACCCGATTGCATCCAAGGGAACTCATTACATCACGAAAGACCCTTTAAATGATGATTCTCAAAAGATCTGGAAATTATCAGAGGTTGAGCGTTTAGTTCGTCAATCGAGTGGCTCATTGCAAAGGCGCTTAGCTAAAAAGCAAGCGGCGGCAAGATGACCAGCTCTAACTTCGAGGATCACAAGCCAAACAAAAAACGCAAGAGGCAATTCTCGAAATCTGGAATCCCGCTTCACCAATTAGATGACATTCAATACATGGAATTTGCAATGGAATTCCCAGACGAGATCGTAGACCCAGAGGATGACAATGGAACTGCATGAAGAATTTAGATTCTGGTCATTAATAAAAAAGGCCGAGAATATTAAAACCTTAATCAGAGATCAGCAGAATCCTTTGTTGAAGTTCCTCCTGAAGCTGTTTTACTACCGATCTTTTATGAATATTTGCCAAGCGATTCAAGATTGTTTCTGGTGTGGAGAGGAAGTAGCAGTATCCAAGCTTGATCAATTGCCCTCATTTATTCGCAGGGATTATTTCTTTCATTAATTATTTGCAATGCCAAACCACGAAATTAAATTCATCATCAAAGATGGAATTGTCACAGAAGAAGTTCTTGGAGCGTCTGGACATATTTGCCAACGAATCACTCAACCAATCGAAGAGGCATTGGGAGAAGTCGTGAACCGAAAGCACAATGCTGCTTATTTCATCACTGATTCGAATCCGAATGAAGAGAGGATTCAATTACTAGAAGAGGAAGACTGGAGAGGTTGCTGCGGAACCTTTAATTGTGCTCTTTAAGGAAGCTGCAATTTCACTTCAACTGTTCTGGATTCATGGTCAATTTCTCCATGAGAAAGTGATTCGATTTTGATACCTAATGTGTTCAACGCCTTGAGATAAGTTTTCACCTCTCCCTCGAATTTAATCACATCTAGTTGTTCGTACATCTCATTTACCACGAGATCTTGCATTTGCCGCATTGGTTTGCTTTTCGTAATGCTTTGAGCAGATTAGCGTCAGTTCGTGACAATATGAGCATTTTTAACACCATCTATGGTGTATACCCTGAATTTGAGTAAATATACTTAGGCTGCATACGGGTGTTGATGGTTTCTGATCATCGCCTTTTTCTCATCTTCTTTATCTAGCCAAAGCAGATATTCTTGCTTGTGAACAGCTAAGCCATGCCCCATCGCTTCAGCGCATTCTTCGATTGTCTTCAATCTCTTAAAGGCTGGATCAGTATGCATAAAGACTGCCCATGTATGTCGAAGGTCGTATGGTCGAACCTCTATTTTCTTCCTTGACCTTTTGACTGGAGATTTAACTAGTAGTGGAGGCATTGAGCGTTCTGCTCTCCCTTTCTTTCCGTAAGAGGTAGGTCCAGTTTTTCCAAATCTTCCTTTCAGTGTTCCGTATCTAATGTTTTGATGTTTTATTCCTAAAGTGTTGCGAGTTAAATATTCCCCTAGCTCGTCGTTGTTATCCCCTATCCCATCAAAATAAATATCCTCATCATCAATCGAATAAGTTCGAGTGAGTGGATTTGCAATGCTTTTGATACGTGGCTTTCTTTTCCAGCGTAAATAAAACTGATGCTCATCAAAATTTTTAAATAATCCATATCTCTCATCCCACTCAGCAAATGCAGGCCAGACTATTCGATCTACGTTTGACTTAGTAAGTCGCCTCGGTACCTCAATAAAAAGATTTCCCAGCTTTTTGATGTACCACAGTTCATGATTTCTAAGGCCGTAACACATCATCATTGCAATAGCCCAGCACTGCCATGGAAACTCTTTGTAGTGCTTGTCTAAATATTTTTCTGCTTCCTCTCTCGAAACGATTCCTCGAACTTGTCTCAAATCTTGCTTATCTAAATTCCTAGTCAATTCTTTACGTTGTTCTGCATGAAGATCTCGAATTGCTCGATACTGTTCATCTGTAAACCAAGCAGGATTTCCATAGAACTTTTGAAGTTGTCTAATAAATTCCAATCGGGTCTGGAAAGGTTTTGTTCCACATTGTTTTTCTTTTAACCATTCTTTAATTGCTTTATGAGATTGTTTGATTTGTTTTTCTTTTAATTGTTTTAATAAAGAAAAATAATTTTTATTCGTAGATCCTTTATTTCTCTTTTGTAAAAATCCTTTAATTGCTGCTTCGTCTTTTTGCCAAATATTAAGTTCTTCTTCTTGAATATCATCATCACTCCAAACACCTTGATCAATAATTTTGATTTTGTTGCAAACCCATTCACAATCTTGATCGCTATCTATCCTTCTTGGTTTGAGCGAAATTCTTGTGTTTCGATTTCTATTATCTCTCACATAAATATATTTACTGTCTCCACGAGTAAGCATGCTCCAGCGGTAATTGCATTCCTCTAAAAAAGCAATGTACTTTTTGATGGGTAAATTCATATCACGCGGCCCAGTTTTAGAGAATGAGCCCTACGGACTGGGCCAAAATCTGGGCAATTAGTGGGCCAACGGCCCAGTTTCTTGCAAAAAGTGGGCCAAAAAAGTCCCATCAAGTACGACCTGAACTCATGAAGGCTTTGATCCATTTACATAAAATATTCCTTCAGATCCCTTTATAGCACTAAAAAAAGCCCAGCGCTAACTGGGCTTAATATTTGGTGGCGGGGGGAAGATTTGAACTTCCGACCTTCGGGTTATGAGCCCTATGGTTGCGGGGCAAGAACCCAGTCCACCACTCGCTACGAAAAACGACTGGGCCGTAAAAGTGGGCCAAACTGAGACTGTAACAATTCATCGGATGCATAGTCCGAAGTTTAACTTATTTCAGGTTGGATACCAAGCAGGCTGAAGCATACCTCTATCGTCATCATCGTCATCATCGTTCCGAGTGTCATAGCCCAGAATAAATGTCACTAATGCCACGCAAATTAGGGGCAAAAACGGGAAGATTATGGCTAATTGAAAAGCCTCTGGATCGCTGAAAAAGTTCATTTAGTTAATTGTTTGGATTGGATTTTCTTTTGAGCTTTTAGTTCTTTCTTTAATAATTTCTTAGCTTCTTTTCTGGATGTACAAGCTTGAGCCTTCAGACTAAGTTTAATTAATTTGCGTAATTGTTTTTCGATAATTGTTAACTAACAGCTTGTGCTAATAATTCAGCAGCAGCTAATTTAGCTGCCTCGTCTTCATCAATTGGAGCTGGCATTCGCTCTGCTTGATTAGCAGCAATCACATCATCTAAAAGAACACCAGCACTTGTACCTGTGATTAAAGGTATTAACAATTTGCCCAATCTCATTGCCATTTTATTACCACCAACTGACCTAGGAATCGGTGTTGATTCAATCTGTTGAATAGCTCTTTTGACGCTTGGTATATCAGCAGGTCGGTTGAATTCTTCTTGTTTTAATGTATTAACTATGCCTTTTGGATTATTTATCGAAAGATTTTTTAAATAATTTTCTACAGTTCCGTCATAAAGTATTTTTTCATAAGGAATGCCTGCCTGTAGTGCATCTTTTTTTAGGTATTCAATTTGATCACGAATATAGTTGCTTTCTATCTGTTGAGTATTTGATTGTACTGGCAGCTCTCTTTGTAATGGCCTGTTTGATAATGAAGTCGATCTGTACTCAGGTACATACAAACCCAGAGCCTTCATCTGATCTATTGATAAATTCTTTGGATCGTTTGTTCTTCTTAAAGAATCTAATAATTCCGCTGTATTAATTTCATTTAGTGAAAGTTGTCTGGGTTGTTTTTGTTCTTCAATACTTCTTGCGGTTTCTCTGAATTGTTCTAGAAATTTTGCTGCCTGAGCAGCTCTTAGTGCTTCACTTCTTGGATTTCTTCTTTCAAACTCTTCTTGACTCCAAGCCACTAGACAAGACCTCCAGTTAATGGAATTTCCGCTTTCAATTTTTCTTCGTTACGTCTGAGTATTTCTCTGATATCCATTAGGTCTAATTCTGATGGTTTCGTAAAGCCACCTTGTCTAATGGTGCTTTTATCAAAGACCTTATTTTTAATACCACCTGTCTCAGCCTGCTGAAAAGGATCACCTATGTCAAAACACTTAGGAGGATTTGATTGCAGACAAATTTGATTCCGCTCTTGCATTGGTTCAGATTGTCCAAAGTCGGGACCAATTCCCAGTAATGGTCCAATTTCTGATCTACTTCCAGCAAATAACATCAGAAGCTAGCCCCAAATTCAGACTGAATAGTTGGACCGCCAGTGCCGTAATTAACATTTAGTCCTACGTTCTTATTTCTCCAGCCAGCATTTAATTGAGTATTCCCTGGAATCTGCATTGGTCCCATGAAAGGATCATCAATAGCACTAGGCAATGTATAAGTTCCGCCTACATTGAGATCACCTCCGAACAAAGGAGTCGAATAGTCTCCACCAATTGACTTCACTTGGTCTTGGTCTAAGTCAACATTGATATTTAATGGAGGTTTATCGCTGTTCATCTGTAGAAGTTGTTCTACTAACGGGTTTTCCCCTGCCTTTCTAATACCTGAATTTTGCCCTGCCCCCAGTAAAGCTAATTGCTCTTGTAAATCCACTACTACGACAAGACACTATTCAATCATTCTAGTCTTATTCTTTTCCTAAAAGTTTAATTAATAGGGGTCGCAACTCATGTGCTGGAGGGTAATGTCTCATTATTGCTCTTGCTTCTCTTCTGACTTCTCTAGGAATCCTTGGTGTTTCCTTTGTATCAGTTAAACGAAGCAAGAACTCCCTAGCACCAACCATTGCTTCTATTTGTTGATTGGGTTGACTAATTCTGAGCTTCATCTTTTTGCTCGAAAACAATCTTCTTGGCGTTGTCTCTGACTTCTAACCCATCTCTTACATTTTTAATATGCCAATTATTCGACATGTCTTGGACAATTTCTCGACCCAACTCCAAAGCAAAGTCCTCTGCTAGCCCTGTAAAAACAGCATGGGGGTGCTGGCCTTTTGGTAAATCATGACGACCAGAGCGATCATATAGATAATTAATAAAATCACAGCGGTTCTGCTGCTGCCTGACTTCTCGTTTTGCTTGTTCTCTTTGGTCAATTAATGTCATGCGAGACTTGGCT